ACGAAGGAAGCCCCGGATTCTAAACAGAAAGTCTGTCCGTCCGCGTGATGTTTGGGGAAGGGGGCGGAATGCAGTTGGATTCTATGTCTGACGTAAAACTTGCAGGCCGTGCGTTGAAAGATTGGCTAAAACCAGACGACCCAAAACGACAGATGGCAGTCGATGCTATCTATGACGTCGTGATCAACAGCATAGATCCAAAAATGCAAACAGCAGCCTTCAAAGCACTCCTGCAGGCTGATGCGGTTGACCTCAAACGGCAGGAAGTGGAAATCAAAAAACAGGCGGCGGATGATCACAAACGACTTAGACTTCTTGAGATCCTTCGACACCTCCCTCCTGGAGAGCTTGGTAAACTCACATCCGGTGACTCGCGATTTGCTGTCGTCGGACGAGAGGACCAAGGACCGGGAGCGGAAGGCGAAGCTCCGGGCGTCTGAACGCGATCTGAAGATACCTATTCCAGCCGAACCGAATCGACGATTCGACGCATTGCAGGACGGCGAACTGTTTCTCACGACGTACTTTCCAGAGGTCTTCTTTGAGCCATTTACGACAGACCGCAGGGACATGCACACAAGCATTGTGCGAGCTGCGATGTACGGCGGCGACCAAGCTATCGCAGGGACTCGCGGAGAGGGCAAGACCAAGCTGGCGATTTACACAGCCCTGTTTCTAACACTGAAAGGATTGTCGAACTTCCCGATCGTAATCGGCAAGAACCAGCGAAAGAGCGAAGGCGAGCTGCGGACGGTACGCGAAAAGCTCCAGCAGTCTGAACTGCTCCTTGCTGACTTCCCCGAACTCTGTATGCCGTTCAAGGCCGTGGGCGGGTGGTCATCACGTGCGCGAATGCAGACCGTAGCAGGCGAGCCGTCTAATTTAGAGATGTCTGCGGATCACCTAATCTATCCAACGATCGGCCGGCACCAGTTGCCCGACGACTGGCCTGATTTTATCGAGCCGGTCAGTAACGGGCAGATCCTCGCATCTATCGGCATCGACGGAAGCATTCGCGGAACCAATTACAGGGACCGCAGGCCATCCATCGCAATCATCGACGACATCGAAGACCGCCAGGCTGCTGACTCAGACGCATTGATTGAGAAGAACGAAGAGACAATCGAGAAGGATATCGCAGGGCTCGCGGCATCGGCCAAGCGTGTTGCCCGTGTCCTTCTCTGCACTATTCAAAACCGCAAGTGCATCGCGTTCAAGTTCACCGACCCAACAAAGAAGCCGTCATTCAAGGGCCGTCGATATCGCAAGATGATCACTCCTCCTGACCGCATGGATCTGGTTCAGGAGTATCTGAGACTGCGAATCGAGCGGGCGGAAGATGACCCAGATGCCCGCGTTGCGTTCCGCTACTGGAGAGACAACCGAGCGGAAATCGAACGGGACTGCGTTATCAGCAACCCGTCATCGTTCGACGGCACGATCCATGAAGACGGCGAGCCGCTGGAACTCTCTGCAATTCAGAGCTACTACAATAAGACGGCCGACTGGGGTGAAAAAGCAGTAGCAACCGAAATCGACAACGACCCACCTGCGGAGGTCGGGCCACAGGGAAGCGGGATGACATGGCAAATGGTCGCAGGCCGACTGAGTGGGCTTGATCGCGGCCAGTTGCCGGCCAACGCATCGTGTGTGACTGCTGCGATTGACCTTGGAAAGTATCTCTGTCACTGGGTTGTGATTGCATGGTGGAAGGGTGCTGGCGGCTGCGTCATTGACTACGGACGAGCGGAAGTTGTCGGCACTGATAAAGGCATGGACAACCAGGCAAGTGAGCCACAGATTTACAAGGCTCTGCTGAACTGGCGAGACGAGATACTAGCAAAGAAGTACGTCGACGCGGCAGGATCGGCTCGCAAGGTCGACGCGGTTTTCATCGACTCCGGAACATTCACAGATGCGGCGTACCAGTTCGTGCGGGACGTTGGCGGGACCCCATTTTATGTCAGCAAGGGTATCGGAAACTATCGCGACAAGACGACCGAAACAGAGAAGATAAAGCCGGGAAATCATTTCCATGCGGCCTATCAGGAGACACAAGGCTTGTGGCTTTATGAACTCAACACGGACTATTGGAAGCAGTTCATTCACGAGCGATTCTTGACGCCCACGTTTGACGATCAGAACTTCCTGCGCCGCGGGGCTCTGTCTTTGTTTGTGCAGCCCGGTGGCAAGAGGCACACGTCATACGCTCAACATATCGTTGCCGAAGAACTTGTCAGTGAGTTCAAGGAAGGCAAGGGCCTGAAGACTTACTGGAACGTAGTGAGTGACAACAACCATTGGCTCGATGCCACATACAACGCAGCGGCTGCGGCAAGTGCTCGCGGCATTTATCTCCTTTCCCCGACATCAGAGAATCCAGATGGCCAGTCCGTTACTGCAAGACCGAAAGCCCCAAATGAGCAAGAGCAATCAAAGCAGACCGCAAAACCGCCAGGGCAACGCCACGGAACTCCAAAGAAACGATCCGGTGGTTGGGTCAACAGTCTCAGAAGACGCTGAAACAGAGAAGATTACAAAAACAAAATATAATCCGCCTCCGTGTGCGAGCTGTCAGCGGTTGCGAGATCTGGACGCAAAAACCAAAGGCCAATCATGTACGAGATGCTACCACACGCAGGCCCAAAGAATTCACTTCTGTAAATGCGACTTTTGCAAGCACACATGGAAGCACGTTGAAACTGAGGATGAGTATCGGATTCGCAAAGGCATACCATGCACATAGTATACTGAGGCATCTCGCTCTATCGCATCGCCACATAACCCCGCAATCATGCGGGCATGGCAACAGCGACATCATTACTCGCACAGATCGACGCAGCGATTGAAGCACTCCTGATCGGAGGCGCGGCATCGTATAATATCGGCTCACGCTCGGTCACGTCGCTTGACCTGCCGACTCTATTTGAGCAACGGCGAATGCTCCAGCTGGAATCAGACCGCGAGTCTGGCGATGGCAGCATGTTCCGAGTTGCGAAGATGCAGAGGGCTCGCCAATGATCGGCACAGCCCTCGACAAACTTGTCGGCGTGTTCAGCCCTGCCGCTGCTGTTCGTCGCACTCAGCAACGCAAGACGCTGGAGCGAATGTACGCTGGAGCAGAAGCCAGCCGCCTGACGAACAACAAAAAGCCGAAAAATCAATCGGCGGACAGTGAACTGCTGGGGCCATTCGGTGCGGATGCCCTGCGTGCGTGGTCGCGATCATTAGTCCGCGATAATGCTTATGCTTGGGGCGTCGTCGATACGATCGTCAGCTCTGTGATCGGTACGGGCATTACCGCTCAGTCACAAATTGAAACGCCGGAAGGCACCGACGTCGAAGACCTTAACGAAATCCGTGATAAGGTTTGGCAGGAATGGTGTGAAGTCTGCGACGTCAACGGGCGTCTGAACTTCGCGGAAATTCAGCAGCTCGCACAGCGTGAAATGGTCGAAGCGGGTGAAGTGCTGATTCACCTTGTCAACACGCCGTCGAACAAGTACCGGGGCATCTATCGCCCTGTGCCGCTTGCACTTGAGCTGATTGAAGCCGACCGACTCGCGACGGACAAAGACACTTACAAGATTCACAGTAAAGACGGGAACAAGGTCATCCGTGGTGTCGAACTTGATGACCTTGGAAAGCCGCTGGCGTACTGGATTTATCCGGAGCATCCAAACGGGCCATACGCAACGCGAGTCCTTCCAATCCGGATCGATGCGTCTGAGATCCTGCATTTGTACCGAGTCGACCGAATCGGACAGACTCGCGGAGTGTCGTGGTTTGCCCCTGTCCTTGGATGGCTTCGTGACCTCGGCGTCTACGTCGACAATGAGATTCAGGCGTCTGCAGTTGCTTCGTGTTTCGGGGTCGCCATTACAACAAACGGACGCGCGGGCACAGGTTTAATGCCATCGACAGATGACGAGTCGAGCGACGTCAATGGTAATCAGTTTGAGTATCTTGAACCGGCGATGATCGTGCGACTGCAGCCAGGGGAATCAGTCGAGTCGATCAATCCCGGCCGGCCGAACTCGGCATCAGAGCCGTGGATCAATCTGATGTTGCGTGGCATCTCAGTCGGTACTGGCCTGAGCTACGAAGTTGTCAGCAGAAACTACAGCGGAACAAGTTACAGCAGCAGCCGCACAAGCATGTTGGAAGATCGACGCAGGTTCCGGAGGTGGCAACGATATGACGTGCAACATCTCTGTCAACCGATCTGGGATCGCTTCTGTGATCAAGCCGCAACGGCTGGCACTAATGGCTTTCCGTCGATGTCCGAAATCCTTGCCGACCGTCGTGCCGCGACGGCGGTGGAGTGGCAAACTCCCGCATGGGAATGGGTAGACCCGCAGAGCGAACAATCTGCTTCGGATGCGGCGTTGAATTCATTTCAGAGCACGTATCAAGACGAACTCGGCCAGCGTGGCAAGCACTGGAAAAACGTATTCTATCAGCGGGCCAAGGAGGAGAAGCTCAAGCGGCAGCTGGGCCTTGTTACCGCCGACATGGCCAACGTGCAGAACTCACAAGCCGAAGCCCAGCAGATGGCGGCGGCATCCGCGCAGCCCAACGGCCAAGCTCAAGGCCAGGTTGCACCGTCGAGTGAGATGTCGGATTTGTCACGTCAGCAATGGGGCCGCAATCGCAAAGCCATTGAGGACATCTTAGCGGAGTTCATCGCAGGCACTGCCAGCGAAACGAAGTCAATGGTGTTTCTGCAGTCTCTTGGACTGACGGAAGCCACGGCACAAATGCTTCTGGCGGATGCGTCAGACGGGACTGTTGATACGGACCTCGATCAAGTTCCGGAGACTGAGCAAGCGGTTGAACGAGCGAGCAAGGGCGGCCGCTGGGTGTCAAATGATGACGGTGTCGCACTGTTCATCACGGACGGAGGCGAGGTTAAGACAGGACCAAAGGGGAAGTCAATTGCAAAGCCAGTCGACGAAACCGGCAGCGACAGCAAGCCCAAAAAAGATGCTGCTCAAACAACAATGGACGCACGAGCAAAGAAGGCACAGCAGGACGTAGCTGACCTAAAGCAAAAACTGGACAAGCTGGAAACGAGCGGTCCAAAGACGGACACACCGAAAATAAACGCATTGCAGTCTGCCCTCGCTGACATCGACGCGAAGAAAGCCGACACGCAGAAAAAGCTCGCTGAGTCGCAGGCCAAAATTCAAGCAATGAAGGACAAGCTCGCAGCGATGAAGGGCAACAAATGACACGTAAAAAAGGAAAGCTTCCACCAGTCAAAACAGCATATGTCGTCATGCGATCGGTCGGCATTGCGTCAGGCATTTCTGATGTGGTCATCGCAACAGAAACGCCAGTCCGACGCTACGACGAAGACCGCGGATATGTCATCAACGAAGTCTTGCTGATGGATGGCGTCGTTCTCCGCGCTAATCAATCACAGATTCCGATTGTCGATTCACACGACGATCGCAGCGTGCGAAACATCTTCGGTTCGATCCGCCAGATGCAGGTCATCGACGGTGAGCTTCACGGAGTTCCGTCGTTCGCCAGCGATGCAGAATCACAAGTCATCCGCACGCGAATGGATGAAGGTCATATCACAGATTTCTCAATCACTGCCGTTCCAATGGAATCGCTCTTTGTGCCGCATGGCCAAAGCTACACGACAAAACGCGGAGCGGTGATCGATGGTCCGGCAGTCATCCATGTGCGATGGCAGCCACATAACGCCTCGATTTGTGCCACTGGTGCAGACGAGCACTCAACTGTCCGCAGGTCCTATACAGACCTCGAAAGAAAGGTAACACGAATGGACGAGGCATTATTGGGATCGCTCACAGCAATGGGGCTCCCTGACGGCATGACAGACCCGAACCAGATTCTGGCGTGGGTTGTTGGCAAGCTCGGCACCTCCGCAGCAGCAGAACCGCCGGAGCCAGTTGAAAACATGGACGGCATGACAGACGACGAAAAGCCCCTAGAAGAAAAGTCCCCAGAAGAAAAGAAAGTTGAAAACATGGACGGCGCGACTGATCCGGAAGAAGACAAAAAGAAAGTTGAAGAAGCGATCGGCCGTGCGTTGCGAACTGATGCCAAACGACGCAAGGAAATCCAGGCGCTTTGCACTGTCCACAAAATCGAGCGATCAGTTGCCGATAGTCTCTGTGACGACGGCGTTGACCTCAATACCGCCAGAACAAGGATCTTAGAACGAATGGCCAATAAACCTGCCGGTCAGTCGACCGAACGTGTGAGCGTCGCAGAATCAGCCGACGATAAACTGTTCGCAGCCGCTCGCGATGGCCTGATCATGCGAACGCTGCGAGCCAGTGGAATGCGGAACCAGACGCTGGCAAATCCAGCCGCCGGCCATCAGGACTTCACGAACATGAAGCTGGGCCGCGTCGCTGAAATGTACGCGGAAAAGATGGGCTGCGACGTGCGACGCATGGCAGCAAAGGACATCGCACTGGTCGCAATGGGCCATCCGGGATCAATGAACCGATTCCGAATTCAGCGCGATGCGTACCACACGACCGGCAGCTTCTCAAATCTGTTGCTTGACGCAGCAAACAAGACACTGCTGGCAGGCTATGAAGAAGCCCCGTTTACCTGGGGAATGTGGGCACGTGACGCCGGAACGACTGCGGACTTCAAGAACATCAACCGCATTCGGTTCAGTGAAATGGGTACTCCTGAAATGGTGCCAGAAGGCAAGGAGTACAAGGACGCGGGAATGTCCGACACGAAGGAGACGTACAAGATCAACAAGTACGGCAACATGTTTACCGTGACATGGGAAACCGTCGTCAACGACGATCTTGACGCCATCAGTCGCATCCCTGCAATGCAGGGGGCAGCGTGTCGACGTCTGCAGAATCAGGCCGTCTACAGCGTCCTGACTGCAAACGCAGCAATGGCTGACACTGGAGCATTGTTCAACGCAACTGCCCAGACAACTGCTGGCGGTCACGCAAACTATGCGTCTGGTGCTGGTGCTCCTTCAGTGACAACACTGAACACCGCGTTCATCTCAATGATGACCAAGAAGGGCATTCGGTCGGATGTGATCCTAAACATCCAGCCAGCGTTCCTGATTGTGCCTGCGGCAATCTCAGCGACCGCTATGCAGTTGCTTGGATCTATCGCAGATCCTTCCGTTGGTGGCTCTGCTGCTGGTAACAGCAACACGAAGAACATCTACGGGCCAAACGGCGATCGACCATTGAAGGTCATCGTTGAGCCGCTGCTGGACGCTAACAGCTCAACAGCCTGGTACTTGGCAGC